CCCACACCAAATCGCATATCTATCAGACGAGGCTTGTGAGATCACACAGGAGACGTTCGGTTTCCTAATCTTTCAGGAACAGATCGCACTGCTGGCACACAAGCTCGGCGGCTTAACTCTTGATGAAGGCAACATGTTGCGCAAGGTACTGACGAAGAAAGGAACAGGCAAGGGATCTGTAAAACACAAGCTTCACACAAAATTCATCAAGGGTTGCGTTGCCAACAACATTGCGCGAGATCAAGCACAAGATCTGTGGGACAAGTTTGAGTTTTTCTCAGGGTATGGCTTTAACAAGTCGCATGCGGTGAGCTATTCTATCATCTCGTTTCAGTGCGCGTGGTTGCTGAACTACTACCCTGCAGAATGGATGGCAGCGTTCCTCGACAAGGAGCCCGAGACTAGAAAGGAGAAGGCAATCAACATCGCTAAGAAATATGGATTTGGCATTAGACCACTAGACATTAACAAGTCAGGTGTGGTATGGGAGATCAGCGATGACGCCAAGACAATGATTCAGCCGCTCACGTCTATCAAGGGCCTAGGCATGGCAGCTATCGATCAGATCCTTGCCAACCGACCGCTTAACAACGCCGAAGAGCTTTTGTTCAACGAGGGTATCACATACTCTAAGCTGAACAAAAAGTCGTTAGATGCGCTCTGTCGTGCTGGTGCTCTCGATGATATCATTGACGATCGCTTCACTGGTAGAAAGCATTTTTGGTCTGCGTGTATCGTAGATCGCCCAAAAAATCCCAAGAGATTTTCTGAGAATTTGGAGCTTTACCGACCAGAGGGAGATTTCACCGAGGAGGAGATCATTCAGTTCAAGACAGACTTGACGGGTGTATTTCCGATTAACTTGGTAATTCCGCCGGCAACAGTGCAACGCTTACAAGAGAAGTTCGTTCCTCCAATTTCGGAGTTCGATCAGGAACTACAGGTGTGCTGGTTTATCCCGCGCAAGATTGTCCCGAGAAAGACAAAGAACGGAAAGAACTATTGGATTGTTGAGGTGATTGACTCCAACAACGAACTAACTAAGATCAGATGCTGGGGAGTTAGGCCCGAGAAAGATCGTATTCATTTGAACCGCCCATATATGGCTAAGTTAAAGTACGACGAGAACTGGGGTTTTTCAACCTACGCCATAGGCAAAACATTTAAATTACTAGGATAAGAAATGTATAAAATAGACACAGATAGAGATGGAGACATAGCAGAAGCTATCGTACACAAAGAGATGTGTAAAAAAGGCTGGCGCACCTATTATGGGGCCCGTGATGCCCCTTATGATTTTATTGTAGAGGTAACGCCCAATTATTTTGAGACCATACAGGTTAAAAAATTAAAAAATGGAGTGCTTCGTCAATCAGTCAAGAGGGACAACCAAAAGGTGACCGAGAACGGAAAGAAAAGAAATACCATTACTTATGCTGATGTTGGAATTCATTGGCTAGCCGGCGTCGATATTGAGACGGAAGAAGTTCATTATTACAAGTTAAATAACTATAGAAATATCGAAGCCGCCCATTTTACAGTAAGCAAATACCCCGCCGATCAATTCCCGGTTAATGAAGCTATCAGAAAAAACACAATCTACTAGGATAAAACATGAACATTATATATTTACCGAGTCCTCTTCTTAAAGAGGTAAAGTTTAGAAGCGAGAGTCTGCCCGTAGTTATTCGCGTCAACAAGTTTGACGAGAAATCGGCGCAGGAATTTTCCAAGGATGTGGCGAGAGCGCAAAACACAGGCCAGCCTGTCTTGCCGGTTATAATTGATAGTTACGGCGGCCAAGTCTACAGCCTAATGTCGATGATTTCTGACATTCAACACTCTCGCATCCCCGTGGCCACCATTGTTCAGGGCAAGGCAATGTCATGCGGCGCCATCCTCTTTAGTTTTGGCACAGAGGGAAGACGCTATATGGATCCTGATGCAACTGTGATGATCCACGATGTGAGTTCGATGGGGTGGGGCAAGGTTGAGGAAATCAAAACGAATGCCCAAGAAGTCGAGAGACTAAATCAAAAAGTTTACAAGATGATGGCAAAGAACTGCGACCATGAAGAAAACTATTTTCTAGACATTGTTCACGAGAAAGGACATGCTGATTGGTTTCTTGATGCGAAAGAATGCCGCCGCCACAGGCTTGCTAACAAGCTGCATGTACCCGAGATGAAGATTGGCGTAAAAGTTGAATTTGATTTCAAATAATAGTTGACAGACAGATCGCAGTTTGTTACAATAATAAAGTATCCAAGGAGGGATAAAATGGCTTCAACTAATGAAGAAAGAAAGCGCTACGTCAAGGAATATATTCGTTCATTGGCGGCGATTGAAGAGTGTATCGAACCATACAAAGAGCAAAAGCGAGAGCTACGCTCTGAGTTCCGCGAGAACGGCTGGCTCAATACTGACGAGATCCGTGCGGCTGTGAAGGCGTACCGACTTTACAAGGGTAAGGTAAACATTGACGAGGTTGTTGAAAATTTCAACATGCTCGCAGGACTTATAGGAGACGAAGAAGAATGATAGTAGAATACACAAAGACGCGTGAAAGTGCCCACCGGCCGCAGCGCGCCAATCCATCAGATGCTGGCTTGGATGTGTTTTATTCGGCAACAGAGCCGCAGGAGATCATCGCGATTCACCCAGGCACCAGCCGGCTGATTCCGACAGGCCTGCGGTTTGGAACGCCCCATGGTTATATGCTTGAGGTGAAGAATCGCTCAAGCGTAGCATCCAAACTTAGTTTGATTGTGGGCGCGTGTGTGATTGATTCTGGTTATGATGGCGAAGTTTTCGTTAATCTTCACAACATTGGGCGCGAAACTCGCGTCATTCAAGACGGCGATAAGATCGCGCAACTTGTGATGGTGCCGGTGATACCATTTAATCCGTGCGAAAATACCGAAGGCACACTCTATACTTATCCTATTACAATTAGCAATAGAGGCGATGGCGCCCTGGGGAGCACAGATGGATAAAAAAACACAAAAAACAATGTTTAGCTCAAAGACAGGCGAGTGGGCAACCCCTCAAGAGTTCTTCGACAAGCTTAACTGGCGCTTTGGCCCATTTGACCTGGATCCGTGCGCTAATCCACATAACACAAAGTGTGCCAACTTCTACACAGAAGCAGAAGATGGACTATCAAAAGATTGGACAGGGCACACTGCATTTGTCAATCCTCCATATGGAAAAGGTATTGACAAGTGGATCAAGAAGGGTTATGATGTATCAAGAGACGGAAAAACCCGAGTGGTTATGCTTATCCCATCACGCACCGACACGAAGTATTGGCACAATTATGTGATGAAGGCTTCAGAGGTATATTTTCTCAAAGGTCGGCTAAAGTTTGGAGACAGCGTTAATAGCGCCCCATTTCCGTCCGCAGTTGTTGTGTTCGACGGAAGGAGTTCTCAGCAAATATTCGGAACGATGAATCGATGAATCGTAAGCAACGTCGAATAATGGAGAAGAAAATGGGGGAAGAATCCACCAAAAAGCTTTCCCAGAAAATTTTCCAGTTTGAGAATCTTCCGGAGGAATGCTTAGCGTGCCTAAAGCCATTTGATAAGAAAAGCAAAGAAATGGCGGCAACTTGGAACATCGTTGTGCGAGATGAGGATACCGTGAGATTATATTGTCCAGAATGTTGGGACATGGCCTGCAAGGTAGCAGAAGAGCATAAAAGGAAACAAACATGACAGTACAAAGATTATCATTTGCATCTTTTGTTCGCCTTTTAAATCAAAACACAAAAGACGATTCCATCTGCGTGATAAAGTTTTATTCGAACGGATGTAGCTATTGTCATCGACTTAAAGATGCCTATGACCAGATTTCAGATGAGTATAAAGATCTTAAATTTTTTGCGTTTAATATAGATGGTGTTGAGAATATTTCCTCCTTTATTGATATCAATGGTGTGCCTAGTATTTCTTTGATTAAGCCGGGGCCCGAAAAACCACAAATTAGTATTTTGAAAGATCCGCCAGAGCCAAATCCTTTCACATGGTATCGGCCGGCATACATAAGAGCGTTCATCGAAAGGGAAACAAATGAATAGAACATATTCATACGATGATGTGCTTCTTATGCCGAAATACTCTGACATTCGCTCGCGCTCGGAAATTGATATATCAACTGATTTAGGAAAGGGCACCAAACTTCAACTGCCTATTTTTGCATCCCCGATGGATACAATATCAGAAGGCGCGATGGCCGAAGCTATGGGCAAAGTCGGCGCTAGTGCCATTATTCATCGCTACAACACAATTGAAGAGCAAGTGTGTGAAGTACAAAAAGTAACATCGCCCGCTATCGTTGGTGCGGCCATTGGTGTTTCTGGGGATTACTTAGAAAGAGCCGTCGCCCTGGTTGATGGTGGCGTAGATTTTTTGTGCGTAGATGTGGCTCATGGCCACCATATTATGATGAACGAGGCGTTAAAGTTGCTTCGAAGAAAATTTGGCAACGATCTTCATATCATGGCTGGAAATGTTGCTACTTTGGTGGGAATTAATGATCTTGCCGACTGGGGAGCAGATAGTGTTCGGTGCAATATCGGTGGCGGCTCAATTTGCTCGACACGTATTCAAACAGGCCATGGCCTGCCGGGCTTTCAAACCATCCTTGAGTGCGCGAAGACCACAAGAGACGTTAAAATTATTGCCGATGGAGGCATCAAGAATTCTGGCGATATGGTGAAGGCGCTCGCAGCAGGAGCAGACGCTGTGATGGTGGGTTCTTTGCTCGCAGGAGCCACCGAGACACCTGGAGAAATTTTTAAGGACACCAACGGCTTCCAGTGGAAAACTTATCGCGGAATGGCCTCTAAAGAGGCACAAATCGATTGGCGAGGAAAGTATTCTTCTTTTGAGGGTGTCGCTAGTCGCGTACCACACAGAGGAACTGTTAATACTATCCTACAGGATTTGGAAAAAGGCATTCGGTCTGGATTTTCTTATAGTGGTGCAAGAAATTTGAAAAGACTACAACATCGAGCACAATTTGTTACGCAAACTTCATCTGGCTTATCGGAAAGTCGCACTCACATCACCACTAGGAAATGGTGATGCCGGATGATGTCGCAAATCCACATTTAGACAAGAAGGTTGCGTTTGTTGAAAACACACACCAACATGCTAAACTTATCTTAAAGTTGCGTCACGACGGAGTAACTCAATCAAAGTTCTTTCGCGCTATCATTGCTGGCTATCTTGATGGCGATGAGCGCATACAAAGTTATATCGATGAGATAAAGCCACAAAACAAGAAGAAGAAAGCAAAATCAAAACAGTTGAGAGACAAAGGAAGGCAGAAGATGGAAGATTTTGGATTGAACGACGGAGAGTTAGAGAACATATTTGATCTCATTGAAGAGGAGCACCCAGAGTTATGAAGAAAATTGATGGTTTGCGCGAGTGCACTCGAAAATGCATGAGGAGAAAGAAGCAGTGTAAAGAGAAAGAATGTCGCCTTTGGCAGGATTTCCCAGACGAATATAACTGCACCCTGGTCTCTGTTTATGAGCACGGGTCCATGACATTGCGAGAAGTAGCAGAACGCGAACATTTATCTTTCGCGAGAATAAAGCAAATAGAAACAAAAGCACTAAAGAAGCTCAAGATGTTAAATTTGATCAGTTGTTTTCGTTTTTAAGGTGATTATCAAAACTCATTACTATTTATTTTTGAAGTTTATAGCTGTAAACAAGGAGATTTTAAAATGGCTCGTAAAAAATTGTTAACCGAAGGCGAGATCCGCCAATTTATGAAACTCGCTAGTTTGCGACCAATTGGTGAAAAAAGGCTTCATGAGCTTGGTGACTATCCTCCGATGGCGGGCGCCCGAGATGAAGAAGAGGGCCCATTGCCTGAGCCCGGCGCCGAAGCTGATGAAGGTCTTCCAGAGCCACCAGTAGAAGATGTGCCCGAGCCCGAGATGGACCCCGAAGAAGACGCCCCCGGAGAAAAAGAAGCCGCTGTTAGTCTCCTTCAGCACATTCAAGATTGGGCCGAAGATCGCGGCATTGAAATGGATGTTGAAGACACAGAAATGGAAGGCGAAGAACTTGAGGCTGGAGCGCCCGAAGACTTTGAAGGCCTTGAAGAGCCTGAAGAAGAATTTGAAATCGAAGAGGAAGAGCCAGCCGAGCCCGCACTTCAAGAGATCTCCCTGGCGACACAGAAGTATCCTCCGCCAGAACACCGTACACCTAGGGGCGTCGGAAGTGGCAGCGATAAACAGCATTGCGAAGAGGACCGCAAAGGCACATGGGATGGCAAAAAGTGTCTGGACGCCGAGGGCAAGATCCTCTTTCCTAAAAAAGATCTTGGCGGCGGTATAGATGAGCAGGCAGTCGTTGCCGAAGTCGCTAAACGTGTTGCTGCTCGTCTCCACCGCGAACACAAGAAAGAGCAGATGGCCGATCAGCTGGCTGAGCGCATCATGAAGAGGCTTACAAAGTAACTTGACAAAAGCATAATTTTGTGATACATTAACCACTGGGGCAACTCAGTGGTTAATTTTTTGAGGTAATTATGGGATATTGGTGGTTATATTTATTGGTTTTTATATTTGGATATATGACGCATAAAACGTTTTATTTCTTTCGTTCTGTTAAAATTAGCATTGGTTTGATTCGTGTTTCGCAACTAGTTAGTTTGGGTGTTTTAGCAAAATCCATGGAAAACTTTTACTATGCGCGTACCATTCGTCTTAGAGAAATGCAAGAAATGGGCAAGAGCGATAAAGACATTCGAGATTTTAAGCGTTCTTTTAGTTTGGAAGTTGCCAATTATAAAAACAAGGCAATTAAAGGAATGTTGGACTTGCATCCTAAATTTTACGATCCCCTCGTTGATTTTGATAACTGGAATAGTGCCATGAAATATCTTGAAGATAATAAACACTTCGTGCAACAACTTTTAAGTCAGACTAAGAATGATTAAAAAACTTATAGATAAAATCAAAGCTAGCGTCGATGATGATCAAAAAGTTCTCTTGATAGACCCTATTGCTCTTGGCGGCGCCGCAGAACCAGATCTAAGAACAATTGGAATGTTTTGCGACATTAGCGAGGAAAAAGTTGCAGAGGTTATTCATGCCATGCTTTATTTGAATGAAATGAATAAAATTGAAGCCGATTCAGATAAAAAACGTGCTATTGAGTTTTATCTTTCAACTTATGGCGGCTCTGCTGATGACATGTTCGCGCTTTATGACACAATGCGCTTGATTAGGCAAGATAGCGAAATACACACGCTTGGTTTAGGCAAGGT